ATATGTGATGAGATTACGCACAGACGTTTGGTTCACTGACTCTAGTATTTCTATCATATGTGAAGAGATGAAAAAAATCCTTGTAGGCAAAACAGATATGGCTTTTTTTGGTAGTGATTGGATCCATGAAAATGCTGGAAAGATCTATCACAAAATGGTTGTCATAGACGGAGTTCCTGGCGGTGTGCAGGATTTTGCAATTGTAGCAAACAGATCTCAACTAAAGCCTGGTAATGAAGTCATAGACTACATTATTTCACTTTCACCAAAAAAACGTCGCAGCGGTAACAATCTTTTTAAACTGTTGATTCCTATGACAAAAACTGAACATTTTAATTTTCAAGACGTCAATGCCTTTAGAATATTATGTCAAACATGGTTAATTAGAAAAACATATACTTCATATCCCGGTGATAATGAAGTTTGCAAGGACTATATACAAAGTTACATTTTAGATGATAAATCCGAAATAGGAAAGAAAACTTTTATAATTCCTCACCCTATGCAAGATGCAGTTAATTGGTGGAGAAGTCAACAAGGATGGGAAGCGCAGGATTTAAATATTGAGGATTTCAAAAGATGGCAATTGCCGTAGTATACATCGGTCAACGAAAATTTGATAAAACTTCTCGGACTAATCATGACAGATTATTTGAGTTGTTTAGAACAAAATATGAAATGAACGTCTACGACTTTACTAGACCGGGCCCTAGCACAACAGGACCATTTCAATCCAGTGGTGGGGTCCAAGTATGGGATTTCTTACAGGCAGTAAAACAAGTCAATGAAGATATTATTATTAAACTTAGAACTGACACTTGGTTTACAAATAATTCAATGCCGGTAATTCTAAGCGAACTAGACGAAATTGTAAATGACAACAATGATGTAGCATTCATGGGAGTGGATTTTAAGAATCATTATGATAAGCTACACGAAAGATTAGATGCTAGTGCAACGAAAAAAATAACTGACTTTGTTGTTATTGCAAAAAAATCTAGATTAGACTCTGAAGAATCTATTGTTACTAGACTGAATGGTCCTAAACATAAGAGTGGTAATGTAATGTTTAAATATATTCTAGCACCAGATGCTAGAGCCGTTAGCGTTAGTTGTCAAATGTATCTTATAAGAAAAGACTATGATGTTCCGAACAACTGGCAAATATACAGTGACTGGACCAGTGAATATTATAAGTCAGAAGCTGCTCAACAGTGGGTGGCGAATAATAAAAAGTTTATAGGAAAATTATAATGCCCAGTGAGTGTTACTTACAAAGTGTAGAGTTAGGAGAACTTGCAGATGAAAATAGGATTTAATTGCAGTAGTTTTGATTTGTTACATGCTGGACATGTAACAATGTTAAAAATGGAGAAAGAATTATGCGACTATCTCATAGTTGCTCTACAGATCGATCCAACCGTCGATCGTCCTGGTTCAAAAAATAAACCGGTGCAAAGTGCATATGAACGATATGTTCAGCTTCAGGCCTGCAAGTATGTTGATGAAATTTTAATCTACGAAACTGAATTTGATCTATTACAGTTGTTACAAACACAGACAATCCATATTAGATTTTTAAGTGAAGAATATTTAAATAGAGATTTCACAGGTAAACAGTATTGTATGGACGTGGGAATAGAATTGCACTACCATAAACGTGGTCACAAGTATTCTTCCAGCGAGTTACGTGCTAGAACAGCAAAGTTAGAAAATGCCAAAGATCTCAATAATGTCGAGGCATTGCCACAGTATTCTCCCGAATTGATAAAATCAAGAGACGCACTATGATTACATTAATCGGACACGGGTATGTTGGGACGCAGATTAAAAAAGAATTAGAAGATCAAAATATTCATCACACATGGATTGGACACTCCCAGATAGTTCCCGCTGGTACAACGGCAATCATCAATGCTGCTGGCTACACAGGTTCACCCAATGTCGATGCCTGTGAACAATATAAACAAGAAACCATCAATGGCAATGTAGTATTTCCATTGCAATTAGAAGTTGCGAATCCCGTTACCCCTATCGTGCATATCACCAGCGGATGTGTATACACTGGTTACAAATCCGGCGGGTGGACTGAGGATGATGCTCCTAATTTTGATTTTAATAATGGATCTTTTTACAGTGGGTCGAAGGCGTTGTTTCAAGAATTAATGACTCCGTATCTTAACAAATCATATCTGCTAAGAATCCGCATGCCATTTGGCGACACACATGAACCCAAGAATATTTTTACAAAACTATCAAACTATCAAAAATTAATTGACTATGAAAACTCATTTAGTTACATAGTTGATGTGGCCAAGGTAGCTGTGTACTTTGCAGTGAATAAACCTGCCAGTGGAATTTACAATGTTTGTAACCCGGGATCTGCTACTACTAAACAGGTTGCTGATAAACTTGAATTAGATAAAGAATGGTTTACCAGAGATGAATTTAAAGCCGCCACAGTTGCTCCAAGATCTAATTGTGTTATGAATGTTGATAAATTATTTTCAGTATTTCCAATACAGCACATCAGTGATGCACTAGATACTGCGATTGGTAAACTACGTTAAGTAAGGCAAGAACTGTTTGTAAACAAGGCCTTGTCGACTTTCTTGATCAGTCCAATGACACGCAGCAAGATCATTAATCCACTGGCTTCTATCGGGTTGCTTTGAATGATCAATATCTCCGATGTTATAATTGGCAACATCCCAACACACACTACTGCTGTCATCAACCCATAACGGAACACCTTCTAAGATTGATGCAACTCCGCTACTGCTGTTAAACACAAATGCTGCCTTGGCACGTCTTAGATCGTGTTCTATCGGAATCTTGGTGCTGTCGCTGATTGTTACTCCGGGCCGTAACAGTGGTCTTAGATCTGCTATTTTTCCTGGATGCGGTCTAAGCACAATTGGAAGATTAGATACTTTTCTTACTGCTTCTATTTTTTGTCTTGTCCATTCTACAGGACTTTGACCTTTCATACTCCATCCGCCGTCACGTTGCACTAAGAATAAAATATATTCTCCGTGTCGTTTCCAGTCTTTCATTTCTAGTCCAATATCACTGGATAAAATATCCCAACGAGAAGAGTCAGAGTTTTTATTAGCGTATTCGCTGGAATCGTAATCAACACCGTTGATACTGTATCTTAGATATTTGCTGTCAAGATCTTTGAATTTGAAACAGTTAGCGTCTATGGCCATGATGTGATTGTTTTGCTGCCTCTGATGCTCGACTATCTTAGCACGTAATTTAATATTTTCAGTTGTTTGGATTGGACTTGGCCAGCCAAGGATGACAGCTAATTTTGCAGACTGGATAGTGTATCGAGTTTCAATGTGTACACGAGCTCCTTGCAGCCTTGCCCCGTCAGCAAATGCTGTAAGAGTATCCACCTTTCTACCAGGTGTTTGTTTATGTAAGGAACTTAGGTAAACAACAACGTCGAACATTATTATCCTTACTCGGGTTGCCAGAGAGTCACATCATCATCGTTTAAGATTCTCCAAGCAGTGCCGTCCCTCATTTCTGCTTCCGAAAACTGACAGTATGACAGATGAGCTGCCCAGGCTTCAACTTCTTCTGCTGTTGGAATTTTTGGTTTTTCAATCTGTGAAAGATCCGATAAACTAACAGCATGTGCAGCATTAGGCCCGAGAGTAAACGCTGGCTTACCTAACAATACTGCCTCAGTTGCAGCAATGCTATTAAATGTCACTAAACAATGAATATCCCTGGACAAAGCCATCTCCATGGTGTCTGTTGCTGTTCTCTCACGACGACTAACTTTATTTCTAACTATAATAGGTCGATCAGTGTATGTTTTAATTGTTGCAATAGTTTCTTGCATCCACGTTTCAAGATCTAGGCCAAATGCACTCATAGCTTTTGCACTTGGTGGACACAATAAAATGTTTTTTCCTTTTTTAAATTTACTACGATGCCATCCTGTTGCTTCTAATCGATCAAACGGTCTTTCAATAACAGGCCCAGTATTCTGCATGGCATTCTTGGTGATTCTATGGAAGAATTTTTTACGAACGTTGCCAAAATATCCAGTGTCAATATAATAGTAATCTCGATCGTTTTCTTCACACGCTCGCATGTGTTTAGCTTTAGTAATACCTCTAAATACCACAGGGGTTGTTGACTCTGCGATTTTATCATAGTTTGTGATTTGTCCGCCACAGCCGAGAATAAAAGATTCCATATACGGATCCCAACCTACACCTTTACCGTCATTAGGATCACGGCCGCCGTCAACGGCCACTGCTGCATTGTTGTCTAACATTTTAATATCCTCAATTACATCGTCAACGGTAGTATTATAAATCTCTCCAGATGGGTCGACTCTATACTTTAATATTTTTTTAAAAACAGTTTCAATATCTGCCGGTATATGATCGAACGGCCCGGACGCCGGTGCCTTCTTCGACGACTCTATCATTGCTGCATGTTCAATTGCCCATTGATACCCGTACTCGCAGTGTTTATAATTTTCAAACCACGGGCCTCCTTCTGTATAATGAATAGCCTTGGCATAACCGTCTTGTGGTTCGTGATACCAGTTTACTAACCAATTGTATTGATAAGACAACTCCCCGATTAACTCGTCAGGTAGCCACATGAATCTGTGAAAATATTGTCCAAGATTGACTTCGTTATTAACTACCCGAGGTTCTAGTTCAGCATTAGCTGGATGGCCACAATTCCATAGAATCATCGAACTCCAGTTTTTTCTCGGATACGGCATTTGTTTACAGCCGTCCATTTTATCGCCTTCCTGTGGAGTATACTCATGTTTTACACACATAACGGCATATCGATCGTCGGCCGCATTGAATATTTCTGTAACATCGCATTGGAATAGAAAGTCACAGTCGACAAAAATTGCCCATCCTTTATATCCTGTTAGATAAGGTACGAGAAATCGAGTAAATGTAAATTCTGTTGAACTCAACGCATCTGGTTGTCTAGTATAGATGCCTGCTTCTCTTAATTCAGATTGTTTGAGAGGAATGACTTCAACACCGAGGCTTCTAGCTTTAATACTGTATTCACACACTCGATAAGCGATATCTTCTCGTGGATCATATCCAACAAAAACTTTCATAAATTTCCTTGTATCATTGTTAATGCAGATCCAGTCCGTAATTCGTCATTATGAAATTGACCATAGGCTAAATGGCAAGCCCAGCTATATAATTTATCTTGATCCGGATAGTAAGGCTTGTCAATTTGACTCAAATCGGTAGCAGCTACCGGCTTGGCAGCGTTGCAGGGTGCTAGTACAAACACGGGATAGCCATACATAATTGCCTCTGTAGCAGCATTGGAGTTGAAAGTTACTAACGCAAATACATCATCATCAAGGGCCTGTTTTAGTGTGTTACCGATTGTTCGATCAATGCGCTTAGGGGCACGTTCACGTATTTCTACGGGCCTGTCTGTGTATTTTTTAATTGTTTCAACGGTGTCTCTAGTCCATTGTTCTAAGTCTATTCCATAAAACTTGCAGGGCTTTTCATCGGGTTTGGCTATTAAAATCTTTCTTCCTGATTTTTTCCAAGGCTCAATAGTTTTATTAAATTGTTTCCATCGGTCATCTGGTCTTGATACAATTTCATCATGTTGCAGATTGTTTTTTACAATGCGATGCCAGTATTTCCATCCGTTGGGATTTTGTGAATTAACTTCATTGCCAAAATAGCCAGTGTCCATGTAATAGAAATCGCGACCTTCATCCCAACAGCGTTTCATTATTTTGTGTTTTAATATGCCACGCAGTATAATAGGTTGGTCTGAATCTTCATAGACAAAATCATCTGTAGATGTTATTTTTCCTCCGCAGGATCTTGCTAATTTTCCTATGTATTCGTCTGTTCCATCTTTACTTAAGAAAACCCAATTTTTCATTTTCTTTCAATATCCTCTTCGGTGCATTGTTCACCAAATTGAATTTCAATAACTTTTAACGGGGTGTCACTTTTGTTAACCAATTGATGCCATTCCTTTCTACTGATATATGTCTGCATATTTTTCATCACAAAGTTTTTCATCACGGTATTGTCATCTGCATCCAGGGTGTTAATTGTCGCAGTTCCTTCAGTTACGAACCAATGTTCATGACGATATTGATGGCGTTGCATTGATAAACTACATCCAGGATTAACTGTAAGCTCTTTTACTTTTACTTCTGCTCCGTCTTGGTGTAGAACACGATAGTACCCCCACGGCCGTTCGGTTTTAGGAGCTTTCCATTCTTGAAGAATCCAGGAACTAGAATTCATTTTATTCTCGCCACCTACACTAAACACAAATTCTAGGTTGGTGTCTTGAATATCCATTTCTGGAATATTCTTATCTGTTCTATCGCCGCCGTTGGCAAAGATGATCGTATCTTCTGGAAACTGTTTTCTAACGTCTAGTATAGCGCCTTTGGATGAGCCGTCAGCGTCGTCAAAGTCATAAACAATACCGTCTACACATTTAATATTATCTACGATAGCTGCTCGTTCAGAAAGAGGCATAAAGGCTGCACCTTTTTTACGAACAAGCCATGCATCTGAATTAAGACCTACAAGGAGCATGTCTCCAAGTTCTCTTGCTGCTTGGAAGTAGGCAATGTGCCCAGAATGAAGGGGATCAAATCCACCTGTGACTAAAACAATCTTTTTCATGCAGATATTTATCTGCGTATATTATCTAGTATTTAAAGACTGGCGTCTTCTAGGCCTGATACTCGTAGTTTAACAATGTTGCTGAGATGCCATTGTTTTTGGTCGAGTGCTTTAATAATGCCTAGCCATTTGTTGCGTAGTAGGGCAAAGTCGTTGATAATTTTTTCAAAGTCTACAACGTCAGCTTCACCTTCAACAAACTTTTCACAGTCTCTTGAAGATAAAGCTCGTTGATAGTTTTCCAAATACTTGCGAAAATGTTGACTGCGAAGTCTACGAAGTTCAATGTTTAAGTACTCAAGGATGCCCTCAATTTCTTGAAGTTGATTAAAGCGTTCTTCCACGATGCCGGGCATCTGCGAACTTGCCTTCTCGATGTTACCCGCTATGCGGACATCTTGTTTTGCTTCGATTAACTCAGCTTCATAATAGGCCGCAGCATCTGGAATGTTGCTTATATCTTTACTAACCTTGTCGTACCAATTCATTTATTCCTCTTCATCGTAGCTGTCTACATCTTCTTCGATCTCTTCACCGTCGATAGCATATGTGATAGCTTCGTCGAGAAAAGGATCAACTCCTTGTAGACTATCTAACACACTTTCTTTAATACCATAATCCAACAATGTGTTTACGAAATCAGTGGCCACATCCGGTCTTTGTTTTTCAGGAATATGTCCAATTACCACATGCCATAGATCAGCAATTAAATCTTCTTTCATTGAGCTTCCTCCAAGTCTGGTTCAACTGTAGTAGTTATCTCAGAAGTGGAAATTTCACCGTGTTTAGAAATGTCTGCCATTGCAATGTCTAGTCCGTCTTTCTCATTGCGTTCCCAGGCCTTGCGGAACTGCTTGATGATCTCACCGTCTTTGGTAATGTATACAAGGCTGTTACCTTCTTTCTTGAGCAACCCTTTGGCTTCAAACAGGTCGACTAATCCACTATATGGACTCATACCTGTTTCATAAGGAATCTCAACCTGCACACTTTCAAATGGTTTTGCGTAACGAGTTTTCATGATCTTACAGGCTGCACGAATACCTTGTACAGTTGTAGTCTTATTACCATCTGCATCAAGTTTCAATTTCAATTTACGCATAGCAACAACGATGCTAGATGCATAAATGAAACCTTGACCGCCTGAGATTTTGTCATCTGGGTCAAACATATCTTGACTTGCGTATGTGTGATTAGTACATACCATACCAATATTGTAAGCGCCAAACATATTAACACAGTTACGAACCAGTGCTGTCAATGCCTTGGGTTTACGGCCCATGTCACCTTTCATATCCCCAGCCTGGAACTGGTTAACATCAGTGGGGGTCAGTAACATCCCCAACGAATCTATGATAAACAGGATCTTAGGACGATCTGCTTCATCCATTGTTTTATATTCTGCAATGAACTCTGTGATAGTCTTTGCTACATCATCGATCATAGCCATGTTAAGTTTCAACAACTTGTCTGGACTTGTATCAACTCCAAGTGCGTGTAACCATTTTTCATCAAGTGCGTTTTCTGTATCGATCAAGATAGGATAAATGCCTTGTGCTTGTGCATTTTTAACTAGGTTACCTGAACAGATAAAACTCTTACCTGCACCACTCTCGCCAGCAAACACAGTTACCTTGCCTAATGGAATACCTCTATCGAAATATCCGCTGATAAGATAGTTTAATGCGTAGTTGTTGGTACTGACCCAATCAGTTGGGTCATTGAAGCCAATACTTAAACCGTCGATAGATTTAGTAATTGACTTTCTAAATTTAGAAATATCAAATGCTTTTGCCATTATAGATCACCCTTTGATAGTTTCTTCGGACTTACGACAATGTCTTCACGACCGATTGCTTTTAGCCATGTGTTTAATCTGTTAATTATAACAGAATCGTCCTTGGGGTTGTCGAATCTAACATCGATATCGGCAACAGTGTCCCCTGTTTGATCTTCTCTACTGTTAAAACTCAGAGAGAAGTTCTCATTAATTTTTTGTGTTCTTGCCATTATTTTTTACCCTGTTGAGAATAGAGTGTGAGTTGCCCCACACTCTATGTTTAGTCTTACTGCTTCTGACGATTGCGAATCATGGCAAGGATGTCTTGCGCACGACTGTTGTCACCTGCGGGAGCTGCGGCAGCTGGAGCAGCACTAACTGCTGGGGCTGGGGTATCGTCAATGTGTTCATCGACTGGTGCAGAGGCTGCTCTGGCAGCTGGCTTGTTAGGATCTCCAGTGGCTTGACTCATACCTGCTGGTTTGAAATACTGACCCCAACGTTCCATATCATAAGCTTCACCATCTACAGAAGCTTCGAACATTTCTTTCATGACCTTGAGTTCTACATCAGTGGGTTTCTTTGGCAAGAATCCGCTGAGATCAAACAGACCATGTGATTCTATTGCTGCAGATTCTACATCTGTTAGCGAACGCTCACGACGGCTCCACTTTGAAGTAGAGTAGTCAGCAAAGCCACCTTTCGATGTCTTAGCAATACGGAAGTCAAGACCTTTCAAGAAGTCTGTTGGCAACTCATCCAATTCTGGATCCATCAATGCGCTACGGATAATAGCGTAGATCTGAGGTCCGATGATAAATCTACGGATAGGGTTGTCTGGGAGTTTGTCTTCCTTGAGTGGATCTTCAACAACAAAGCCTTGGAAAATGTAACTACGCTTTTTCCAATACTTACGACCCATTTCTTCTAGACTCTTGTCTTTGAACCAACCACGCACTTCTGAAAGGATTGGACATGCTGTGCCGTCGTTGTACATTTCCACGCAAGGAACTTGCACTTGAACTGACCTACTGTCTGTTTCGCCTTTGATTCCTGCGAACGGCAGTTTGATCATTGCACGTTCTACCCAGAAGAATGTGTTGTTGGGATTGCCATCAGGTAAGAAACGTACGACAGCTTCTTTGCCTTCTTGCATGTTCCAATGTGGGTAAATTGCGTTGTCTCCACCGCCGGTGGATTGTCCTGTGGACTTTGATTGTGCTTCTTGAAGTTTAGCACGGATTTCTGATAATGTTGCCATTTTAAATGCCTCCTATGTTATGCCTAAAATGTTTATATGCCTTATGCACACGTTTTATTATGCGCTTTTTATTTATCAAGGTCAACGATTATCTGCTAGTTTTTCGATTTTATTTTGCCAAAAGAAAAAGCGGGTCAAGCCCACTTTTCCTTATACTTCGCCATTGCCCGTTGCCTAGCTAGCCATAATCTAAACTTTACATAGTCCGATAGTTCATCTTCATCAACTACCTTACCAAAGGTTCGAGCCTTTAGATTGCGGCCAAATGTGACTTCATCATCAACGATGAAGTCACTATCATCTAATCCAAAATTACTTCGCTGGAGTAGCGGCTTTTGCGTCTGCTTTAGCTGGCTCTTTCTTAGCAGGTTCACTTTTTGCAGGCTTTTTCTCTTCCTTCTTGGCTTCTACTTTAGCTGGTGCTGCTGGAGTAGCAGGAGCCTTAGCTGGTTCTGCAGCGAATACAGTTGCAGCGAACAATGATGCTACTACGATTGCGATTGATTTCATTTTAAAGTTTCCTTTAGGTTGTTTTTACGTAAAGAATATTCCCTACGTATATATATAACGCTTTAGTAGGACTAAACGTTTACATAAAAGTTTGATTTCATTTAGCCAAAAGAAAGGGCACCTAAGTGCCCGATCTAACTGCGACGAAACTTTTAATAGCCTGCCAATTCTCTAATACGTGATAGTTCTGCAATCTGTGGATCTTGTTGTTGTGGTGCCATTCTTTCTACAAATTTGCGAGCAACTTGTTCAGCCTGTTCACCAAACTTTTTGCCTACCATAATAGCAACGCCTTCTGGGCCTTTGGGGAATGTGCCTGTATCACGATCATAAAATGATGTAATAAACTCTGCTAATTCTTCAGTGTTCAATCTTTCTTTTCTCTTTTCAAAATCACGTTTTGGCTTGTCATCCTTGTATTCTATATCTTTCATAGTCAGTGGTGATTGTCCTGACTTCTTACGATCCACTGCTGGTCGTTCGTAGTCTCTTGGATTGTCTGGATCCACAGCTTCCTGCGGTACTGGCTCTTCTGCAGGTACAGCCGCTGCTGGATCAACTGGTGCTGGTTCCGCTTCCGGAGCAGTTTGGTCACCTCCTTGGGCTGCTTCCGGGTCATCCACCATGTCGCCAAAATCCAACTGTTCTAGTGCTTCGGGTGCATTAAATTCCAACCAATCTTTGATCAATGGTCTCACACATGCATCTGGATCTTGTGCTGCCTGTTCTTTGATTCGCTTGTATAGTTCCGGATCTTCAATCAATCCTTTGAGGCTTTCGATAGCATTGGTGCCATCAACTCCCGCTGGGAAGTGTTGTCCTACTAGTTCTTGTAGACCTTGTAATGCTGCCTGTTGTTCTTCGGGGTCTTCACTGGTCACTGCACTGTCTTCGCCTAGGCCCATGACCCAGTTTTCAAATTGAGCAAATGGGTCATTGTCTTCTGTTTCAACCGTTAGGTCTTCGTTGTTGATTTCTTCTTGTGTCATAGCGACTATGTCGTCATAGCCTATGGTGTTTCCTTCTTTCATCAGTCTGTATAAGACTGGAAACACAGTTGCGATATCTTCTTTGAATGATCTGACCGTGAATTTTTGTTTAAAATCTTCTACTACGTCTTGTGGAATTTCTTCGCTGTCGTAGGCCTGAAAGTTTTCTTTGTATGCCTCGTAATGGCTTTGTTTACTCAATGCCTTAATCTGTTCTCTTAGATGATTTAGATACTCTGTACTTCTTTCAACTACTGAGTTGGTATCTGAGTTCATTAGGTCATTGCGTACTACGTAGTTGCCAAAACTCTTGAGCTGAGCGATTTCTTCACTCATTTTAGTAATGCTTGCGCCTAGTTCATCGTATGGTAGGCCACCGTTAGCCACGTGACGCTGCATGGCTCTGGCGCCAGCGAGATGAATAAAGGGATATTTAAAACGTTCGCCGTCTTGGTTTTCAACAAATAGTCCAGAAATATTTCTAGTTCTAGCACCTGGCTGTGTATCATCCATTACTGCTTGGCTGTGTTTAATAATTAGACGTGTGTCCATTAATTTTTGATAGCTCACTGTTTTGCTACCGTACATCGAGCTTTCGCTCATTATGTTTTCACTCATTAGGCTTTCTCCAACTGGTTTTTGTACCATATTTGTCTGTGGTTTAGGTTGTGCATTCTGACTAAGGAATTGATAATCTCGTTTGTCAAGATTGTCTTTGGCAATGTCTCTAGTGTCAAAACTCAATAATCTGCGTTTGGCAAATTGACGCAATTCTTTCAAGAATCCGTACCAATTTGTTTTCTGTCCATCGTCCATGCCTTCGGTGATGCCATTAGAAAAATACACTTTTATGCTATTGGGTTCTGCAAGGCTGATACTGACATGACCTATTGGCGTTTGCCCTTCTGTGTAGTCAAAATCAAAGAATCTAGCCTGTTCAGGATTGATTGTGATCTCACCGGTTTCGGCTCCTAGTTTCAGCCCAGCAAAGCGGCTGCGTACCTTGTAGAATAAATCGGTGGCTATGTTATTTGTTGCGTCCATAAGTATATTTATCAAAGACCCATGCTGACAAAGATCGGCATAGGCATAGATTCATCGGTGATTTTTTCTGTCATTTTGTCGTAGATCTGTGGATCCCAATCCGCTAGCACATCTGCCATACGCATGATCAGCAGTGTTGAACTGACTAGATCGTCGTGTTCCCCGCTCTTGGCTTTAAACCCCAGCCCCGATGCTATATAGGTTTTTAGTTCAGATATCAACGGTTTAGAGTGGATGGTCATTTTGTGGTTTTCGATCATATTTTTTAGTTGGCTGCAAGCAGATATCTTTGATCTATGTGTGGTGTTAAATCCTTTACGGAACTTGCGTATGTGTCCTTTGCGGATGGGCTCTGAAAGGAACAATCCGTGGAAGTTTTCTTCACCTATGTCGTTGATCACTATTAGGGCAGATTCGCCTATTGTATTGTTTTCAACACTGTAATACATAATAGGTGCACCACCTTGTTCTTCGCCTCTTTCATGTATGTATTTTAGTATTTCTCTCAAGACTCTGACCTGTTGCTGTACAGGAGTGGTATTGTGATGCCATTCTGCTACTTGTACCATTTCAGGCATTTCATAGACCTGTATGGCGCCGTAGTCTCCACCTGTGCCCAAGCTGGGATCTAGAGCTATTAGATATGTGGCTCTGGGGTTTATTTCTTTGTACCAACGTGTCTGCCCCATGTTCATCATAGGGTCCGATCCTGTAAGTTCAACCAACTTCACAGAGTTGATTAGAGTTTCATCATAGATCAAGAATTCACATTCGAACTCTCTACGGAATCGTTCTTCGCCGATCTTAGCACGTTCTAATCTAGCCCACTCCTCGTCTCTGTCTGGGTGTTCTTGCCACGGTGCGAAGAAAGGAAAGAAGCCATTGACACCTAATTTGGTTTCATTGCCGAAGTCGTCGAACCGCTTGTTGGCTTCTAACCAAATCATAGCAAATTGATCTTCGTCACTGTTAGGTGTTGACGTGATAATAGCTTTACCACCTGTGGCCAATGTTGGCGATAATGCAGTCCAGAACTCTTTGGCTTTTTCCGGTGGTTGCACGAACGCAAACTCATCACAATATATTAATGAAAGAGATTTGCCGCGGCCTGTGTTTTCAGTTGTGGTAGTTGCTTGTATGCGTGAACCATTATCGTATTCGATGGTGTTTCTGTTATATGAATATACCCCGGCACGGATAAAGTCTGGTAAATTTTCATAGGCATATCTATAACGATCCATAATGTCTCGAGCGCCTTCGTACTTGTGTGCAGCAATCAACACCTGTACGTCTGGCATGAACTGTGTGTACCACAATAGGTATGCCACTGCACACGTGGTCTTGCCCATCTGACGCGGCAGCATGGCTATGCATTCTTTGTTGGTGTGATATGCATCAATTAACAGTTCTTGAAAACCATAGGGTTCAAATGGTATAGACCCTCTAGTAGGATGTTGTATCTTAATAAAGTTTTTGGCAAAGTATAAAGGACCGCCGACTGGATCCATACAGGCTTCTAGGTGTTTGACTTCTTCTAAATTGTACCGGATCGGTGCATGGGCTTTCTTAATTAGATTGCCGTCTAAGGATTTTGACATATGTTTATTTACTGAAAAAAATAGGCTCCGGAGAGCCTATTTGGTTTGTTAGTTTATATTAACTATCGATCGTTTCTGCGGCATCGACTAGTGTTACTGCAACGTCATCGTAAATGTCTCCAATAGTGTCTGGTGCTGCAATTGTAATTGTTTCATCAATTTCAGCTCCCTGACCGCCATCATAAACACGCACACGTTTTGTCATTGCCAGTAGTATTGCTTGTCCGATCAAATAACGCAAGGCTTTAGCTGTTGTATCAATAGTAATCGCTCCGCCTGTTGTTGGTGCAAACGAAGCAACTCCTAGTCCTTTGCCGCCTGTTGAGCTTACAGCAGTTGAAGAATTAGTTACAGATGTTAGTATGTTTGATGCAGAAGCTGCACCACTGCGATCGTATCTGATGGTAAATGTCACCGAGGTTGGTTGGTTGGCTGCTACTGTTACGCCACCGCTGGCAAATTGTACGTCTTGAATTTGAGCGTCAGCAAATCTTGATACTGCATCAACGATGTTCATAAAACGCAGATGTCCTCTTGCCACACGCTGACCAATTACCAGTGTAGTTGGTTTAGTGGTAAACTGGCTATGGTCTTGAGGATATACAGCACCGTTATCAGTGCCGTCAGCTGTAGGATATGTTCCTGTGCCACCGCTGAGTGTTAGCACAACTTGATAAAATTCTGGTCTTAATGACTCTGTTGAAATTTTAAATCCTGACATTATTTCGCTCCTTTAGCTTCTGACAATCTCTGCAGAAGTTCTTCTCTTATACTGGCACGTAGTTGTTCTTTGCTTTCATATGCTCCAGCTGCCATTGGATTATCACCGCGATATGGCTTGCCGCTGAAGCTTTTCTTAGGCTTGTTTAGATCGTTACCGTCTGGAATAGCAGCATCAATGCCTGCATATTCTGGATCTGATCCGTTTAGTGAATTACCAAATGCTTCGTCTTTTTCTTTCTTTTCAGCATCGTGATCGTCCATATCGTGATCACCATCACCGTCAATGTCTCCCATTGCCTTGGTTACATCATCACCGTCATCGCGATCTAAATCCCCCATCGGAGGCATGTTGTCTGCATCCATATCACTTGGCCCGCCCATGTTATCTGCATCAGGCTCGTCATGTGGCTCTGAATCCATGGGTGGCAGCATCTTTAATGGAGGCAGTCCGCCCATTGGTTTGTCCATGGGTTCAATACTGATAGAACTGATAGGTGATGCTGGCTTATCCATATCTGGATTCACACTTTTCACCAGCTTCATTAGTTCTTCAATGTTGTCTAAGCCCTGTGCATTAAGGTTAATGCTCATGGTTGGAGGTGGAGTATCTGGTTTTTCTGGCATTGACGGCATTCCCATAGGCATGCCCATCGGCATAGGTGAGTCACCGCAGGCTTCTGTGGCAGGCCTGTCTAACTCCTGCATCTTGGCCAATAGTTCTTGAAAGTTCATAGTTAATTTCCTTTGCGTGGATCTGGTTTGCCAGCATTTGACATTGGGCTCATAGATCCAGCTTTGTCTGTTTTTTGCTTGGGTATTTTGTATTCAGCAGCGAATCCATCTTTGGTCCTCTGCTTGGCTGTTTTGCTTAAATCTTTTAGAAACCCTTTGTTGAAATCATCACCAAAGTAATCTTTGTGTTTGATTTTTCCTGCGCCCTTGTCCATGTCCTGTTCGTCTAACATAGCTTCACCGCTGGGTTCGTTGTCCAACAACACTTGATCTGCTTCTGTAGGTTCACCACTGTTTCTCACACGGAAACAGCTTTCGTCCATGCCCATGGCTTTGACGTGTGTCTCTATTTCCGGTGGTGTGATGGGATATTCGCAGATCACTTCATATATAGTAACCTGCATGTTTTCTTTGCCTGGAAAATCCAATGGCAACTTTTGTATAGGTGTAGTTGACAGCTTTTCAAAGGCCATGACCTTGCAGCTGTCTAAGCGTGACTTTAGTGCTTCTTGAAATTTTTCAGGAACGTCGCCCGCAACTTTGATCTTGAAGCTGTAAATTTTTTTGTTTTCGACGAGATATTCTTTAAAAGTTTTCATATGTGTATTTATGCTTTTCCGCTTAATTTTTTCAGCAGTTCGTTGCGATCTGTGATCACATAACCCTGCCCGTTTATTACGTTGTTGGGATCTACTCCAGCATCGTTGTCTATTTTTAGTTTTTTCAGCTGTAGATCCACAGCTTTGAGTTTTTTTTCTATCTTGTTGCTTTTAGCAGTAATAGCGTTACCCATCATTGAGCTAGCTACTTCAAATATCCGACCCGAATATCTTACTTCTACATTCATGCCAAGATCCATGAGATCATCGTATGCTTGTTCGGCTTTTTTAGCAAGATTATCTAGTTCTTGTTCATCGAGATTTTCTAGTTCTTGTATATGTGGCAGTGTTTGTACTATCTTTTGCACTGCTTGATACTGATCCTCAAGACTATTGATTTCTTCATGCACGGGCGGAGGAGGTGCTGCAGGCTCAGCTTGAGATTCCAAATCAAATAGTTCTTCTAATTTTTTAGTCATATCATACTTATCTGCGTTTGGTGCCTTGATGAAAAATATCACCTTCATTGACCACTCTAAACCTAATGCCCTGCTGTTTACACCAAGCCGTGGCAGCTTCCCACTTGGCCATATTTTTAATATACTGTTCTTGATTATATCTGCTTTTGCCCACGGATTCTCGTAGAGTTTGACTTTGTGGTTTAACTTCGACTACTTCTGCATGCTTCTTGCCAGTTTTATCTTTGTAGACCACAAAGAAATCAGGCACGTATATTGTATATTTGCCTGTCATGGGATCTCTATAGGGTATCTGGATGCTTTCACTGGCCCAATTTTCAACACCTTGATGCTCGTCTAGCATACGCATGAACACAAACTCCCATGAACTACGAGCCAATGGTGTTTTCTTTCCTACGTATTTGGCAGGGTTTTTCATTTCAAATCGTCCCTGTGCGAATTTAGGCATTAGGCAGCTATGTTTCTTATTTGATTGGGTTTTACATCGCTGGTTTTATAGCCTAGCAGTGATGTGGGCACACGATTGTTGTTGAGTATTTCAGCAACTATCTGGCTTAGAGAAACTCCTGGAAAGTTTTTCAATGTGTCTAGTATTTGAAAAATAGGTGTACCGTCGATTTTGGCCTGCCGTAGAACAACAGATGCCGAAGTAGAAGCAGCATCTAGATCAAATCCAGCCTGTTGAAAAAAGCTCACTGCGGCTGTGACATCATTGGAAGGAAACTCTAGGGCAGCTTCGCCGTAGTTTTCAAAATACAACTTGGTAGAAGCTGCACTGTCTTCGATAGTTTGTGCTGGTAAATTAGTGGCCATATGTTAGTCTGGACCTCCTACTAAATTGCGTTGGACAGCCTTGGTAGTGGTTTCTGTACTGGCGCTCTTGGGG